AAATATTAAACGAGTTTTTTGAATCTGAAGGTATTGACTACGTTTGTAAACGTAACCTAGACCAATATCAATCTAAAGATCTTTGCGATATCAATATTCCTCATCACGCTGTAGAGTGCAAGTTTTATAAAGAAGGGGATTGGTATCAACAGGGTTGGTGGGATCAAGTCTGTAAAGCAACAGATGGCCGTATCCCTGTTTTAATTTTTAAATACAATCGTAAACCTATTCGGGTGTGCGTACCTTTATATGCAATTAATCCAGAGTGGGACGAAGATAACGACAAGGTAACAGTTATGCCAATCGAAGAATGGTTGGAAGTGCTAAGAAATAACTGGGATCTTTATTTAATTAAGGGTTAGCTTAAATTTGCTAATCTTTGAGCAATATCCATATTAGCCATATTACCGCCTAAAAGATTTAAACTTGGCGTTGTTTGATTTTGAGCTGACAAGTTAGCAGGTTCAATTTCTGGTAGATCTAAAGCTATAGGAGACTTTGGATCAACTCCTTGATTTTCAAATTGTCTTCGCCCATATTCTGAAGTGTCTCTTAAAAAATCTGTCGGTAATTGAGTGCTTACAGCTCTTCTGATTGGCTGACCAACGCCAAGAGCTTCATACAAACTTGGCAATTGATTTTTTAGAAAAACTTTGTCTGGTATTTCTCCAGCCAGCCATTTTACAAAACCTGGCAAACCTAAAAGTCGAGATAAATTGCTTAATATTGTAAATTGCGGCAGTGCTTGTAAAGGTCTGAATATAATATTAAAAAGCAGCCCTTGAGTAAAAAGACCTCCGCCTTGAGCCGCTCTTTCTCCGCCAACAAGAAACTTAGATCTACTTGCAGCTTTCTTTAATAAGTCGTACTGAGCATCTCCAAAAGTTTCTTTTAATACTGCTTGACCATATCCATCTGGAGAAAGTATTGCTTTATAAAAGCCATCATCTTTAAATAATTTTTCAATTGCGTCGTCTCCTGGATTAACATACTGGTTAAGTATTTTTCTCATTGCCGCAGCTTGAAACTCTTTAAACTCAACTGATTCTGGTCCTAGCAATTGTTTTACGGCTGCTATGTCTTCTGAGTTACCAGATTTAAACAAAGTGTTAACTATATTTTCCGAATCAATTGTTCCGTTTTGTATTTTTTTAAAAACATCTATTTTTGCTATTTCGTCTAACTCAGACTGAGCCGCTGTTTTAAAGTTTAAATCTTCTATTACGTTATCTACGTTAGAAGTTTTAGCAAGTAAATCATCGAGCTCGTCTACAGTACCAACATTTACAATTTGATCTGCTTCTCTTAAAGATTTTACTAATTCTCTTTTACCAGTAGGCCCGAACAAAGTATCAGCAGTTGTACCATATCCTTCGATTGTATTGGCTATTTTTTTATAATCAACAATATCAGAGCCTTTCTGGACTCTAGTTACAATGTCTCTTAAAAATTCTTTTTGCAGCACACCTTTAACTTGTTCTTTGTTTTTAAATACTGGATCTTTTACGTCTATTTCTGCATCTGCCAATATTTTTCTTTGCGTATCGCTAAACTCTAAAGCGCTTCTTGTTGGAGCTTTTGATCTATCAACTCTACCAGAACCTTCAAATCTTTGTTTTCTAAATGCTGCTGTATCTACATCTAAAGTATCAAGCAATCTTTTAACATTCTCGCCGTTGTTTTTCTTTAAAACTACTTGAGTTAATATTTTATCTATATTTAGCCCGCCTGCTGCCACATCATTCAAAAGATCTTTATACAAACCTTGGTCAAACGCTTCCATGCCTTTTGAATAAAAATCATTTGCAATTCTAATAGACTGCATTTGAGCCTGTAATTTTCTAGGATCTATTTTTTTGTTTTCGGTTATATCGTCAATAACTTTGTTGTAATAATCATTCTCTCTTTGAAGTGCATCTGCTTCTTTTTTTGCTATTTGTTTTAAAGATACAAAATCAAACCTGTTTTGAATTTGATTAAAATCGTTTTTAATATTTTCTATTTCTTCAACTTTTGCTCTTCTCGCAATTTCAGTTTCTTCAAGCAAACGTCTGTTTTGTTGGTTTGCAAAAGTAGTAAGCTCAAACTCTCTGCTAACTAAATCTGTATATTTATTTTGATCTTCTATTATTTTTACCAGCTCTGTTTCTGCTTTTGTTAAAGAAGATCTTAATGCGCCTAACTCTTTTGATATTTCTTCTGGTTGATTTTGTAAAAGTTCTTTTAGAAGGTTTTGATTAGTTTGGTTTGATCGTGATGGGCTAGCAACGTCTTGTATTAGTTCGTAAATATTTTTATTAGAAACTTCATTTAAGTTTTCTATTTTTAATATATTTTTTTCTATTCCTTGTATTGATTCTTCCCTGCTTTGTTTAAAAAATTGTTGCAACTGATTAAAAGCAATATCATCCCCATCTTCTAATCTTCTTAAACTTTCATCTATAATGCTGATAAGCTTGCTTCTGTCAGTAGAACCAATAGAAGCAAACTCTTTGGAAGATTCTGTAATTCTATTAGCAGATGCTAGTCCGCTTCTTAGCTCTAGCAATTCTTTTAAACTTAAATTTGCGCTAGTTTTATCTAATAGTTTTTGCAAGTCTGCTAACTGAGCGCCAGCTTTGTCTACATTTAATTTTCCTGAAGCATCTAATGCATCTCCAGCAATAATTCTTATATATTCTTTTAAAGGGGTTGAGTCAATAAACTTTGCTTGTATGCCAAGTCCTGGACCGCCAAAAGCTTCAAAAGATAAAATATCATCTGATAGATTTCTTGGTATTTCAAAAAACTTACCAGTAGACTCATACAGTTTGCTTTGAGCGTCATACCAAGCGTTGTAACCTTGAGCTGTTAAAATTCTTATTTCTTCTCCAGCTTGAGTTGTAGCGGATTCTGCAAAAGCGTCAAAATCTCCTAACACATCATCCATCATTTTTCTGACGTTGCTGTTAGCCGTATTTAATTTTTTTTGGCTTTCTCTAAATTTTCTTGAAATTGATGCGCTGAGTTTTTTACCAGCAGCAACATCTGCGGCGCTGTCGCCAAAACCAGTTTTTATAAGATCGTCTATTTCTTTATCAAACCCAGCTGTTAAATCGTTGGTTGATCTAAAAACATTTTTAACATCCGTTGCCAAAACATTTCTTACGCCTATTTTTCTGCCTTGATACTTAGATACAGTCTCTGCAATCCCTTGCAACAAACCAGTTAAAGGACTGTCCATCGCCGCTAGTGCTACAGCACCTTTGTATCTTTTTCCTGTTTTAGAATCTACCACTCCAGTTTTAGAAATAGCAGATGCCATCTTTAAATCTTCAGCTCCTAACTTGCCTTTACTTAAAGCTTTTTGACCAAAGGTGTATTTAAGTAGTTTTCCACCTAAACCAAACAAAGCCTCTCCACCTGCGCCGATAGCTGCTTCAGTTGCTAATAGACTTGCTAGTTCGCCAGGCGTGTTGTCTTGTAATCCAGCTACGTATTCGATGCCTTCTTCAATACCTTTACCACCAGCAGCTCCAACGCCTGTACCAGCTGATATAGCACCTATTTGTTTAACGCTTACATCTTTAAGGCCAGGAAATTTTGGTTTGAGTTTGCCTCTGGTAAATATAGATCCAGCAATAGATCCAAGAATCGGTCCAACAATTCCAGAAAAATCTGCAAAATCATTTGCAGAAAAACCAGATTCATCAATAACAACGTATTTGTTTGATCTTGGATTTATTCCTAATTTTCTCAAGCCTCTAGGCGTTAAGGCTAAATCTCCTTTGCTGTTTCTGGTAAAACCATCGCCGCCAACAGATTCAGTTAAAATTATTTCTTTTTCACCTTGAGTTTCTGCTGCTCCTAGCTTAGTTCTGAGCCAAGGAGCGTTTACACCAGATTCATAATCAAATTTTTTTAAATCAGAATCTGAAGCCATTGTTCTAGCTTTATCATCAACAAATCCTCTTTCGCCAGAATTGTAATATTCTACAGCTCTATTTTTTGCATAGTTTTGGTCTTCGGTATCTACCTTAATATATCTACCATTAGGAAGTCTTACTTTTATAGCCATTATGTTATAACGTCTGATCTATCCGCAATACTTATCTCATCTTCATCAACGGGAGCCGAGCCAGTATTAAAATTTCTTTTTAACATTCTTAAATTTGGAAATACATCCATATATTCAGCTTCGTACACGTTTATTAAATTTCTTGCATCTGTAGAAGATTTGGCTAAAGTTGCCTCTGTAAGCCTTAATAGATCTATTATTTCGGCTTTACTTGATGTTGCTTTTTGAATGTTTCCTAATAAATCTTTAATTAAAGCTCTGTCTGCATCTGAAATAGTTTTTCCTTTTTCATCAAGTAAAGCTTGAACCATTCTTGCTTCAAGAAACTTACCAATATTTGCTGCTTTAGAAGCAGAATTTAAATCTAAGTCTGTTCCAGTAAAACCTTGGGCTCTTGTAACTAATCTATTCATCCAGCCTTGTAAACCAGTTGTATTATTTGTAGCTAAAAGTTGTCTTAAAGTTTTTATTTCATTAAGCATTATATTGTTGCCTTCTACATCTCCAGCTGCTTTATTGTATTCTTTTATAATTGCATTTTTATCAGTTGTTTTTAAAGCGCCTTTTTCTTTTTCCTCTCTTAGTTTCTTTAAAAATTCTTCTTGTGACAATGCTTCTGCGTCATCTGCTTTCATTACAGCATCTGAAGAATTAGCTGCTCCAATTGCAATGGCGTCTGCAAGATTGTCTGTTCCTGCGGCTGCCTTAGACATCTCGTTAAGAAAAATGCCTATATTTCTATTTTTTCTTTCTTGTCTTTTTTGTATAAAAACTTCTCTGTTTTGTTTATCTTTTAGATCATATGCTTCTAAAATAGAGTTTATAGATTCAATTTCTTTTTTTGTTTTTTCTTCGTTATTTTTTTTAACAACCTTTGGATCTTTGCTTGTTGTTGAAGATGGAGAAGATTTAGTTTGAACAGACTCTAAGGCTTCCTGTATGGATACAGGTATTTCTTCTTGAGCTAGTTCATCATTATCTAATAACAAGTCTGCTCCTACTAAACCAGTTGCCGCTCCTAATGGAGTTTTTGCAGCTTTGTAAAGTTTTCTACCAACATTTAAACTTTTAAGATAACTAGCAGCAGGCAGGCCAATTCCAGTTATGCCTAATGCTGCAATTCCGTAATCTATAGGATCTGTATAATCAAAAAGAAGACTTCCTTTTCCTCCTACTAAACCAGGTTTTTCCGCTTGGTTTATTTTATCAATCTCTCTTTGCAGTTGCGCTCTTATTTGATCTGCATTTAAACCTGTTGTATTGATTCCTAATTTAGCAGCATAATCAATAACTTCCTGTGGAATTTGTTGAGCCACATCTCCAGCTGCAAACATTCTTCGTTGTAATACATTCACTTTAAGGTCCTACTCCAAACTGGTTATAGTAATTAGAATCTGTTCCTGGAGGCGCATATCCTTGGCCTACACCTGGAACAAAACCAGCTCCGCTGGCTTGAGGTCCTGCTGGTGGTTGTGGAGTTTGATATGTCGCAGGAGCGGGAGGTACTGTGCCTCCTGTTGGAATCAAGCTTCGGTAATAATCCGCTTTTGCCTGATCTGCTGGATTTGGTTGATATTGCTGCTGTTGCGGTCTAAAAGTATTGTAAACCCCTAAACCAGCTGCAAGTGCTGCATTTCTTGGATCAACAGGTAAGCCATATGTTTTATCAACTTGGGTTTGTCCTGATTGATATGCAGGAGCAAAGCCTTGTATGTAAGATGCAGCTTGAGTTGGAGCCATTCTTGTAGCCTGTTGCTGAGCATATTGTCTGTCTAGTCTTTGCTGCTCAATTCCTCTATTAACACCTCCAAGGCCTTCTAACATACCAATATCTGCGCCTCTTAGTCGTTGTTGCGTTGCGCCTAGATCTCCTAATTGAGAACCATATCCTGCTAAGTTAGCTCCTATTCCAGCAATCCCAGTACCTACGCCAGAGATATCTCCAGCCAGCTGTCTTGCCGCAGCAGATCTGCCTTGACCCAAACCAAGCAAGTCTTGAGCATATTGTCTTTGAGCTTCAGATCCTTGCGCTCCAAAACCAGCCTCTAGCTGAGATCCCCTTTGAGCTGCTGATCTTTGATTTTGTAATTCTTGTAACGCCCTTTCTTGAGCAGTATTAAATCCGCCAGATCTAATTTTGCTTAATACGTCGCCTAGACCTCTACCTAAAGATTCTTGTCTTTCTTGCGCTGTTAACCTAGCTCTTGAACCAAACGCTGATTCCCCACCTCGAGAAATATCGGATGCCCTTTGTTGGATGTCCTGCATTTCTCCAGCTTTTAAAACGTCTTGAATTGTTTGGTTAACCACTTGTTGTTCAAATGGATTGTAGAACTGGCCTGCCATTCTTGGATCGTAACCACGTAAAGATTGACCAAGAAGCTGTCTGGCTGATGGGCCGCCAAAACCTAAACTACCAAAAAGACCGCCAAGCCCTGAACCTAATTGTTGTTCGGCTTGTCCAAAGTAAGGTTGTTGCATGCCGTAAGCAGATCTATAGCCACCTAAAGACTCATCTAATAAACCTCTTTGCGTACCTAAGTCAGATATGCCTTGTTGGATTAAACTTTGCTGCCTATCTAAAAAGGGTTGATAAGAGCCAATACCTTGTTGGGCTAACTGTCTTGCTTGTTGCTCTTGCGCTGATAATCCTGCTGTTTCTTGTAAGATGGCAGGTTGATCTAGATAAGCTTGTTGAGCGGCTCTTGTCGCTTGATTAATTAAACCTGGCGTATCAGTAGAGCCAAAATATAATTCTCTTACCGCAGGATCAGAAATAACTTCTCTTCTGTCTAAAGCCTGTAAAACAGGATTCATTGGTTCAGCCATTATATTGCCTCAAAAATATTCATTAACTCACGCATGTTTTTTACACCTTTTTCGCGTGAAGCGCTACCACCTTTAATAAGCTCGATACCAGATTTAGTTTTGTTAACGTCAAATGCGCCTGCGCCACGTGTAGCTTTAGCAGTCATTACAAACTCACCATCACTTAACATCGCGGGTATATCATCTGAAGTGCCAGTACCTGGTCCAGCGGATTCTCCGCCTTCACGCATGTCTAGTTCACCAATCGTTGTTGCCAAACCACCTTGATTAAAATATTTTCTAGCCTCACCGCCGTAAGCAAAATCTAAAGCTACAGGTGCAGGAGCTAAACCAAAGTCTGCTCTACTACCGCCTGTTCCTAAGTTTTGAGCCATTTGGTATCTGCCCAATTGATCCATTGTTACTTTAGGAGTTTCTGCTATACCACCCATTCTTTCTTTAGATGCGTCGTAAGCAAGCTTGCCAGCTAGTCCTGCAAGACCCATAAGCCCGAGGTTGCCGCCAAACATACCGCCGCCCCCGCCTTGACCTGGAGAGCCGCCAATTGGAGCTCCGCTGCCTCCATAAAAATCTTGCAATCCGCTTGCGCCACCTAGACCAACAGCATCTCCAATAGATTTTATAAATTGAGGAGTTTCACGTCCAAAAAAGCTTCCTATTCCTTGATTGCTTAAATTAGCTTGAGGTGTATTAATTATATTTCCAGATCGATCCATCACGCCCATATCAACTAACTGTTGATAATCGTAAGTGTTTCCAGCAGCATCTACATACATGCCGTCTGCACCTATTTCTAATCCCTCTGGAACTTGAGGTCCGCCAAACAGACTGCCAATACCCTTTTTTACGTTGCCAAAAAGACCAACTTTGTCTTGCCCTGGAAGTACAAACTCTTTTACGTTGCCAAATATTCCAACGCCGTCTGCACCTGGGGTAATAAATTCTTTTGCTCTAGAGAAAAAACTGCCTGTATTTGCTGGAGTTGATCCTCCTGTTGGAGTTCCCCCAAAGAGCTTGCTACCTCCGTAACTTAAAGCGCCACCCAACAAAGCTTCTTTTGTTGATAAGCCTGAAGCTTTACCAGCAACTGTTGTTAAGGCTGCTTTAGCTAAAGGGCCAACGCCAGGAATAAAATTAATTGCTATAGGAGCAACTTTTTTAACTATCTTTTTAGCTTTTTTCCAAATTTTAGATAAAAATCCAAACTCAGGTAGACCCGTTAAAGGGTTTAAATCCATACTGCCATTTCCAACTAAGAATTGATTAGGATCAATCCCGTACTTAGAAATAGATTTTTGAATTGCTTGTTTTAAAAGTGGGTTATCGCGTAAAGCTTGAGCTGGGACGATCATCTCATCTGGCGCTACGTGAGCCAAATAAGTATCTTCGTTTCTGCCTAAAGCTGCAATTCCTTCTAGTTGCTGTCTCTGTCCGTTGTTTAGCATACCTTGTTCCATATGTTATATTATCATTTTACAAGGTTATTGTAATATTTCCGTTTGTTTTTACCGAAACACTACCTAGTAAACCTTGGGCTTCGTATCCTTGAGGATTGGCGGGTGTTCCTAAATCTAAGAAATTATGCCCGTTATATACTTGCAACACTTCAGTTGTAGTATTAAAGATCAGCGTGCCAATATTAAAGTTTAATTTGTCACGTTCAGTAGTTGATAATTGCAAAGTATTATCAGGGTCTACTGATCCTAAGTTTATCTCTAAAATACGTACAAGTCTATTAAAAACATCAACAGAAGTTGTATCCCCGTAAGCTAGTGGAAGTTGAGTTTGCAGTATTTTGCTCATCTCTTACCGTCTGTCTTTACGTCTAACCTAGTCGCCCCCAATCTCCAACCAACGCTTAAATTCCCGCTGGTATCATCATCATCTGATTCAACCCTTAAAACAGCTTGTCGGCCTCTTGCTCTAATATTGCTTTGTTGTGTTGTAGAACCAATAGAGCTGGTTGCTCTTGTTGTTAAAGAATCACCTGGAAAGTTTCTTGTTTTAACAACAATATTAACTTTTCCGCTACCAGAATTAGATAAGAATTTAAAGTCTGGTATTAGTCTTCTAATAAAACTAAATTGTTCTCCATCTCCTATATCAAAGTCTGAACTTTCAATAAAAACATTTGTCATCGGCGAGCCATCATCGTCAAAGCCTACTTCTTGTTGATAAAGATAGCCGCTACTTACAGCTCTAGGAAAGTTTTCAATGCCAGAATCTAACCACGCTGTTCTGCTTAAAGAACCATACACCCAAGTTTGTTCTGTATAATTGTAAATAACATACCTATTAATTTCTCTAGAATCTGCTGAACAGTAAAACCAACCCACTTCATTTTTATCGGTAATGGTAAAAGCGTTAATTTTAAAAGATTGAGTTAAGTTAATATCTGAAAAAATATAATTTTGCACGCTGCAAGGTAGCGATTGAACTGTGCCATTGTAAGCGTAAAAATTATTGTAACTCATCCAAAATACAGCAGAAGGAGCTGTTACAGATGCTTTAGGTCCTATCAATCCTGTTCCTTCGTTAATTAAGTTAACGGCAAAAGTAAACGGAGGCCCAACAAACTGCATGCTATACAAAGCAGTATCAGTCCAAATTAATATTTCTTGACGAGATTTATTGGCTCCAATAATAGAAGATCCAGAAGATAATCTTAAAGAACCAGCGGTATTAGTAATTAAGGGTTCAAACTGTAATTCGTTTTCTTGGTCGGAAAATGCAATTAGCATGGGGTCAATTGTTCCAGACCTAGAACTACCACTAACAGGATCAGCGCCCAATACAATCAAATGCCTGTCTTTCTCAGAGGTAATAACTTGTATACCTTTGGTTGGAACAAGGTTAGCGCCAGATATTCCAGAAAGTGCAACAGCTCTAGTAGAAGTGCCATCGTTTTCTACCCATTTATAAATACCGCCATTTCTAGCATTAATAATTAAATTTTCACCAAAATGGTCATGCGACCACAATCTTAGCTGTCCTGTTTCTGATAAAGCTGTAGAAGAACCAAAAGTCCCTTCACCCCAAGAGCCTGCTCCCCAACCTGTAGATGGGACATAATCATCTAAACCCACATTTATTTGGTAAGCGCCATCTACCCCTGATCCGCCATTACCAGAATCACTTGCATTTGCAGTAACGGTATCGCCAGAAATATCTTTGGCTATAAAAGTGTAAGTATTAGCAGAAGGTACAGTTGCTATTTGATATTCTTGATTTAAAACTTCTGCTGTAATTAAACCTCCCAAAGAAGCTGCACCAGCTATTGTTACAAAATCATTTTGGACTGCACCATGAGATGAATCAGTAGCAGTTATAATTGAACTGCCGTTTGTAGCAGAAAAAGTAATTCCATTAGTTGTTGTTGCCCTAATAGGCGTAACATCATAAAAAACATTACCTTCTTGTATGTAATATTTCCAAGTTGTTCCAAGACCCAATAACTTTGTTCCGTTTAAAGAAACCCAAGCATGTAAAGCTCTGCAAGTTCCCAAAAAAGATTCAGTTGTATTTTTAACCCAGCCACCAAACTTTTCAGGCAAGCCTTTTCTAAACCTTACAAGATTAACATCAAACCAACCGCCCTCATTGCTGTAGTCAGTTCCTTCTCTGTTTATCCCTGGTTTAAATATTGTTTTCTGTAAAGCCATTTTATATATGTTCCCAAGGCTTACCCTCAAACATTAATCCTTCCGCTTCTCTTCTTCTTGTAAGACCAGCTAAAACTTTGCCCTTTGCCTTATTCCATCTTTTCATTTGCGCGGGAACTTCGTCGTATTTACCTTCATTTAAAACTCTAAGCATGCTAGATTTTTTTAAATTATTTGGTCCTAAGTTGTATGTCCAAGAAACCAAAGAATCAAATTGGGATTGATTCATCGGAACAGTTACCAATGAATTAACATAATGTTCATACTCATCATCAAGCTCACGCCATAACATAAAGTCTGCTTTTTCTTCAGTCCACCTATCACCTTCTTGTACATCTTTGGTATGGCCATATCCTATAGTCCAAACCCCCGCAGCACATTTATATGCCTCAAGCTCACAGCCTTCAAATTTTTTTATAAGCTCGAAGCCTTCGTCTGAAGTGTGCATTAATTTCCCAATACGATTGTTACAAAAGCGATTAACAAAGTTCCTATAAAACCGAAAGTTCCAAACATTGCCATTCTTAAGGTTTTGTTTAAATCGTTCATTTCTTGCTTTATCTCTGCTGTTTCTCGAAATATAGTTTTCCATCTTTCCTCACATTTTGCTTCATGAGACTTTAAATCTGATGCAACAGATTGAACTGTGGTTCTATTCGCCATCTTTTTTATCACCTGAGTTGGAAGCTCCAAAATAAAACGATATAACTGCCGATGCCAATCCACCCAAATATCCTAACACTAAATTAATTAAGGCTTCAGAATTTTGCTCGGGCGGTTGTAAGGTTACTAAAAATATATAACCCATAAATCCACCAACAACAGCAATACCCATAATTCTAGCTGTCCAATCTTTGTTAAAAGTTTTTCTAGCGTCTTGTTTTTCTACTGTTTCTAATCTAAATATATCTACATCTAGCTCTTTCATCTGAAGTTCAAAACCTTGTTCAGCTTTTTTAAGCTCTAACATTTGTTCTGGAGTAGCTTCTTGAATAGCTTTGTTAATAGACTTTGGGTCTGATTGACAGCCAAGCACACCAGCAATAACGGACGCTGCTTGACCGCCTAACGGCCCACCTAATGCAGATCCTAAAGTTGGAGCAAGCGCTCCTACTACATTTTTAATTAAACCAAATTTCATAATTACCCCGCTAATGGATTTTTATCATTCATTTTTGCTTCTATCTTATCTACTTCTTTGTTTAAAGATTGAATGTCAGCTTTAATTGTAGCTATATCTGTTTTTATTTCAGTTACATCTGGAACAGAAATACCGTCTATTTGTTTTTCTAAATACTGTACAGACTTTTCTATACCTGCAAATCTTTCTTCAATAACTTTTTGTTTTTGTTCGGTATCACCTATACCACCTATTTGAGCTTCTAGGTTATCTAATCTGTTAACATACTGAGCGCCTTGATAGCCAAAGCCAGCAAGTGTTGTAACAATACCAACAAGAGCTATAAGTTGTGTTGTTTTATTTTCAAACCAATTCATTTCAGTCTCCTATAATGTTGGCTGTAATTTTTTTAATTCAGTCAAAGTTTTTATACTTTGTCCTGCTAGCCCATAAAAAGCCGCAGTATTATCTGAAAGGTTGCTATTAGTATAAATGCTTTTTGGTTCATACCAAAATTCTTTTTCGGGTATGTTTACTGCTCTATAACTATTAAAACCTGGTAAAAAGCCCATAACCGCTATAATAGCGTTTTCTGAACCATACTCTCCAGTTTCTTCTTGTTTAGCTGCAACTTGTTCTTGAGCTGTCTGTAAGTTTTGAGCAATAATATTTTCAACGGTAGTTTCTGAATCAGCATCAACAGATGCAATAGACATATCCATCTGATCTTGCGTTGTTTCTGTTGTTACATTAGCAACTGCTACTTCTATTGTTACCGTTTCTGTTCCTGCTGTTGTTGAGCTAAAAGAAGAGTCTGATACAGACATACTGCTCATATCAAGAACTTGATTGGTTTGAGCTGTAGATGATGCAAACTGGTCTGACATGCTGGGTGAACTACTGGTACTAAAACCAGCGGTAGATGAGTTACTTACGGCATTTCCAGTAGCTACGCTATTGCCTGTAGCATGTATAGAATTGCCAGCGTTAGTACCGCTAACACTCTGATTTGCGGTTCTTATTGTAGATGCAACCACCCTAAGAGCAACTTCTCTGCTAATTGAGCTTTCACCTTTTGTATTTTCTCTTTCAGCAACTTGAAACTCTTCTTCAAATACATCTTCTTCTATAGTCTCTTCTCTTTCTATTCTTTCTTCTTCTATTTCAGCTTCAGCCAATCTTTCTTCTATAGCTTCAAAAACTTCCTCAACGGCTTCTTCTTCAAAAATTTCCTCTATAAACTCTTCTTCTGGATCTTCTAATATTGCAACCTCTTCTTCTCTTCTGGTTTCTTCCTCAAACCATTCTTCTAATTCTTCAATAGTTTCTAACTCAATAAAAGTTTCAGGTTCTCTAAAGTCTTCTACTAAAAATGTTTCTTGAAAAATAAACTCTTCAATAATTAAATCTTCTACAGGAATAAATATTTCTTCACGCGGCATTTCAAAGTCTGGTATCAAGGGAAATGGATCTACAAACTCATCTTGACGAAACATTTCTTCAAAAATTATTTCTTCTTCAAACATAAACTCTTGTTCTTCAAAGTGCTGCTCATCAAACTCAAATACAAACTCTTCAAATATAAGTTCTTCCTCGTAGCCAAACTGCTCTTCTTCTTCGTAACCGTAATCAAATTGATCTTCTTGAAAGTAACCTACATCTTCTTGTTGCGTATAACCAGGGCAAAATGGCCCATACTGAGGATCTAAATCACATTGCTGGTCATCATAAGCATCCCAATAATAGGGGCAAGACTCATCATAAAGAGAGCTTATATTACATTGTTGGGTTAATAAAGCATCTGCATAACCGCTACAACTAGAATCATTTAAAGGATTGCTGCAATCAATACCGCTGCCAGATCCCCAACCAAACAAAGAGCCACCATTTTCTAAATTAGTATTTTTATCTGAGTTGTTCCAATCAGTATTTACACAGGTGCTAGAGTTGGTTGAGCCTGTATTACATTCATCATGGTAGTAATAAGTATAAGAGTCATCTTTGTTAGCTCCCACTTCACCAATAAGTACATCATGGTTAATAATATCTAATTCACGATAACGTAAATCAAAAGAGTGGTTGTTCCAAAGTATTATTTCAAAACTATTATCAGATGCTCTGTTGTACTCTCTAAGGTTATACCAGCCAAAAATCATCTTGCTAGAATCACCCCAAGACTTCATACGAGAATCAGAGTCTCTAATTAAATCGGTCCAGAAAGGGTATATGGTATAGGTGTGCTGCCCGTTAATAGGGTCAGGAGTATAGTCATTACAATAGCTACCACTAGAGCCAAAATGCAAACATCCATTTGTTGCCATCCTCGCTTGACTAAATGTAGAGCCATAAAAAGTAAAATTAAAAGAAAGATCAATTGCGGGAGAAATACCATCATCGGATACCTCGTACGCTAATTCACCGTTAAAGTTGTTTGCATTAGCGTTAAGATCGTAAAGTTCTTGGTTGCCTTCATATGTATACTGTCCATATACACTAAATGATAGCAGACTAGCTACTGCGTAGCATAAAATTCTTTTTTGCATTGTTTGCTTGTTTTAGTTTTTCTTGTATATATAACTTTAACTGCGCCAACAACATCTTTGTTTATTTTTTCTCTGTTGGGGTTGGAATCGTGTGTACATTTTTGTATGAATAACTTTTCTTGTTCTTTAACATCTGGTCTTTTAGATTTGTTTTTAGCCCAAGCCAAAGTTGCTTCTGCACCTATCTTGCCTCTGTAAGGACAAGGAGTGCCAGCCATCTCCATAGCCTTAAACACTCTTTCGTCTTGGCAAAGAATACTAACGCTGGCTACTTTCATACCAGTATCGTAAAGATACTTAGATAGTTTTAACCGTTCACAATTTTCATCAGTAACAGTAGCTCCTGTAGAGAAACCAAATACTTGTCCTTGGAACGCACCAGAGCGGCCTACAGTACAAAGATCTTGCGAATAAGACATAATGCTTGGAGCTATTGCAGAAGCTGGAGGAGCCTTGCTCTTGACGTTTTGATTAATGGTTTGAGTAGAATTAGATTCGTTAATATTTCGGTTCGTATTATCAGATCTAGAATTGTTTTCGTTTACGTTTCGATTGTCAGTTGTGACGTTAGAATCTGAGGTTGATTGATTAATATTGGTGTTTTGATTTGTATTAGAGCTGGTCGAAGTCGAATTATTAGTATTGTTGACATTTTGATTAACGGTTGAATTAACCGTTGAGTTAGATGTCGAGGTCGAAGTATTGACGTTGTTATTCGTATTGGTGTTATTCGAGGTCGAGCTATTTACATTCGTATTGGAATTAGTCGAAACATTCGTATTAGAATTTATATTGGTCGAATTGTTCGTGTTAGTCGATACGTTAGTGTTGCTATTCGTATTTGAATTTGTGTTGAAATTTGTGTTGGTATTTACGTTTGTATTGGAATTAGTTGTAGTCGTAGTATTTGTTGTATCTAAACTATTGTTTTCGCAATATTGCGTACCGTTGACGCAAGCTGTACCAGATTGTTGAGAGGATTGAGCGCTAACATTTACAGACAAGCCAATAACTAAAATTACTAAAAAACCAATAGCCGACCAAGCTATTAAGTTATCATGCTGTTTTTGCTCCTTGTCCATCTGGTTTATAAACTCCTAGTTCAATTAATTTAGTTCTATTATTCATATGCTCTAATTTAATTTCATGTTTGCTTTGGCCTGTATATTTAACCGCCATATATTTTTCAATCATTTGCTGGTTAATATCTATTCCATCTACTATAACTGATGCCAAAACTCTGCCAAATTTTCCTTTAGAGTCTTTTAATTGCGTCTGTAAGATGACGTGCTTGCTATTTGATATAGCGTCTTGTAAAAACTTAGCAGCTAGCTTACCTCTAGCCTTTTCGTCTTTGTCGCGAGTTCTCGACTCGGGAGTGTCAATACCGTATAAACGTACGCGACACTTATGATGAATATTAAAACCGAGATCCAGATCAGCGTCAATAGTGTCACCATCAACCACCCTAGTGACTTGGCAACTATACTCATACATTATTTTTTCTTACGAGGTCGGCCTCTTTTCTTTGGAACTTTTGTATAAGCCTCATTTTTATTTGGAGTGCTGGGATCGTCAGCCACATATCTGCCATTTTTATTCCTAGCTCTAACCGTTTCCATTTCCTCTTTAAGAGGATTGGGTAGTTCTGCTGAACTAAGAGGCGTAAAAAAATGTACTACTTTTTTCCACCAAGACATGTTACTTCTTGAGTTTAGATGTAACTTTATCCCAAAGTTCAGGTTTAAATCTTTTTACAGACCAAGCCAAAACTATTGTTACTATTATTAATGATATTAATATATCCACAATTTACTCCTTTTCTTCTAAAGCTTCTTCAGCTACTTCTTTTGAAGCCTCTACAAATGCTTGATTAAAAACTTGTTGAGATGCTTTTATTTGATCTAATTGAAACATAAGATTTTTCTCTTTGTTTGCAAGATCATTTAACTGCAACTGTATGTATTGTTGTTTTTCTGAAAGTTCAACTTCTTTTGTTTTGTCACTATCTTTAGCCATCTATCTCTCCTTTTATGAATTGTTGCTAATATAAGTTTCTGCTGTTGTAATAGCTGTGGTGTAACTAGTCTTACTGCCTGAATCATCTATAACGACTTCTTGTTGTAAAATAAGTGTCAAAGCATCTACATTTCTTTGCATCATATCGTTTTTTTCTTGTTGAGTAAGATTTGCAAAATCATTTTTTGTCCAAGTTCCTGCATTAACTCCATTAATTAAATTAACAGAATCATCTGCGATTCCATACCATTTTGTTGCTGTAAAATCATTTGCCATTTTTAATCCTCTAGTGCTTCTATTCTTGACTTTAAATCGTCTATTATTGTTTGTTGTTGTTTTACAGCATTTACTAAATACCAAGTTATATTATCAGAATCAACGCTTAAACACCCATTCTCTCTTTCCTGTACAACATCAGGTAGTATTTCTTGTATTTCTTGTGCAATTACTCCAAGTTGTGTGCCTTCTTTTTCTATTGTTACTGAGTCTACAGCACGACCTGTCCAGTCTGTAATTTCATCTTTCGTTCTATACTCAAAGTTTTTAACTTGAATTTGTTTTATCTTTTCCAAACCAACATTGTTATCTACAATATTTTTCTTAATTCTTCTATCTGATGTTGTAGCCCAAGCTGATGAGTTGTTACCTTGATAGCCATTTCCACTACCTGTTCCTGCTGAAATAAAAAATGTAGCATCGCCTTTACCTGTATTTTCATATGTGGAAATCACTATGCATCTGTAAGCTGCTGAATCGTCTCCATTAGCATTAACACCTATCATAATATTTCTATCGCCTGTAGTTGTTATATCTCCTGCTTCTCTACCTATAAAAGTATTATGGACTCCACTTGTAACTACACTTCCTGCTTGATAGCCAACATAAGTACCACCATAAGCAGCGTGAGCTGCATTTCCTGCTTGTGAGCCTATAACTGTAAGTTGTGAATTAGACACACTATTACCTGTTCCTAATGCGTTATAACCGATAGCAATATTATCTTCTTGTGTTACTTGATTTTCTAAGGCTTCTCTACCAATAGCTATATTGTTTCTTGTTGCATAAACTGCTCCTGTTGCTAATGACGATGCTGCTAAAAATCCAATAGCAACATTTGAATGTGCATCTGTTGCAAGACCAAGAGCAGAAGTACCAATAGCAATATTGTGACTTCCAGTTGTAAGTGTCGTTGCTGCTCCATTACCTATAGCTACACAATCATCTCTATCACCTGCCGCATCAAAAGCTGTGTGTCCAATAGCAACATTTCCATCACCAGTTAATCCACTTCCTGTGTTATAACCAATCATTACATTATTTGCTACACCTGCACCTGCTGCTCCTAGTGAGTCTGTTCCGATGGCAATATTAAAACTTCCAGTTGTAAGGGTGTCTGCTGCATCGAAACCGATGGCAACATTAGAATCGCCTGAAGTTAAAGATGAAAAAACATCTACACCCAAACCAACATTATAATTAGCACCACTAATCGTGCCTGTAGTAGCATCGCCAAGCATAATGGAGGAAGTACCAAATGTTTTGGCATCTGATAAATCATTAATAGAACTTGCTCCACTTGCAGCATCTTCCCAAGCTACACCACTTCCTGTTGAGGTAAGCACTTGTCCATCACTACCTTGTCCACCATTTACTTTAAAGTTTTCAGAATCTACAAGACCTGCAAAAAAACTTTTATATTTTAAACTAGCTGTACCTAGGTCAATATCGTTATCTGTTACTGGAGAGATTGAACCATCTGCCATAGTGAACTGAGCAGTACCACCTGCACTAAACGACATTACATCTGCTGCACTAAAGAATAATCCTGCGTTGACATCGCCTGTATTACTAATACTAGGTGCTCCTGCTGAACCATCGGCAAAAGTAGCCTGTCCTGAAACATCTAAAGTTCCATTAATATCTATAGCTGTTGCAGTTAAATCTATTTCGTCTGTTGCACCTAAACTTAGTACAGTTGCACTTGAGCCTTGTACAAATTGACTAGCATCATTAAAACAAAGTTTATTAGTTGAATTTAATGTTAATCCTGTTCCATCTGTATGAGTAAGAGTGGTATCTCCATCTGCTCCAAAAGTTACAACTGCTGAGTCAGAACTAAAAGTGAGATCATCAGTTATAGTTAAATCATCTTGTACTTTTAAATCTACAACACTAAGACTGGCAAAAGCATCAACAACTGCTGCTCCACTACCTGCTCCATCTAAATAAACTGCTTTTGTATCGCCTGGAGGTATTGTTACATTGGCTCCAGAGCCTTGAGAAATAATAATATTTTGAGATCCACTTGTTCCATTTTCTATAAAGTGCATTCTGTTTACAGTATTGGGAGCTATGGTAATGGTGCAAGCTGAATCTAAAGTGCCTGTATATTTAACATACATAGCCCTAACTGGATCAGTTGCTCCATCTGCAATAGTTGAAGTATGAGTATCAGCGTTGGTAGTTATAGCTTCTGTTCCATAACCCAAAGCTTCGCCGATTAATTCTAAATTTGTATTGGTTGTTGTACCCCAAGTACCCGAACCATCTCCTGTGGCCATCTCATTTAGTCTGAGATCATTTACATATGTGCTTGCCATTATTTACCTCTTATTTTTACGCAACTGCCTCCCAATTGGGAGTTTGAGTGTCTGTTATAGTAGTATAGTTTGGAGTTTGGCTTTCATCAATACGTGACCATATCAAAACTGTTCCTACTGATCCTGTAGCGCTTTGTCCAGTTGGATAAACGTTTGCTGCTGCATCTGTGGTAACTGTTCCCAAAGATCCAGTTGCAGCATTTAGTGTAACAGATAAATTGTTGTTTGAAACGGTTGTTGCAGTTCCAAGAGCGGATGTCCCAGCTTGTCCTGTAGGTGTTACGTTGGCTTCACCATCTACTTCAACCGATACAGAACCTAATGTTCCTACAAGTCCTGCTACAGAAGCTATTGCTTGAGCATTTACTCCAGCTTGAGGAGCTCCTGTTGTTCCTACTTGAGATGCGGGTGTTACATTTGCTTCTGCATCAACCGCAACTGTACCTAAAGCAGATGTTCCTGCTCCTGGAGCTGTAAGCGTAACTGGAAGTGGCTCGCCCCACGTAAGTTGACCCCACGTGCCCCGACCCCAACCTGTTATATTAGCCATTTAAGGCTAGGCGATTCTTATAATCGCTGTACTGGCTGCTGCCGCTGGGAATACAATTGTAAAGTCTCCTGCTGTTGATGTTTTGTCTCCACCAAAGTCAATACAAGCAACTGATTTATTGCTGTCGCTAGAGTTGTAAATCATACAACCTCTAGCAGTAACTGTAGCGGTTCCAAACGTTAAATCTGCAAAATCAGTAAAACCTGTTGTTCCTGATGAGGTTGGGTCTACTCTTGTTAAATTTGCTCCACCAGAAGTATAGTTAGTTCCAGTTGCTTGTCCAGTTGTAACAAATGCTGTTGTTGCAGCACCAATTGTTGCCGAGCTAGTATAAAGAGCTAGTTTAAAAGTGTCCCCACCAGAATTTTTAAAGTTGTGGACAGCCTCTAATAATTCTTTTTTAAAGCTGGTTGTTAATGTTGATGTAATTGCCATTTCAAATACCTTTGATTATTTTTGCCAAATCTTCAGCATCTCCTTGAGTTAATTCTTGAATCAAAGATGCTTTATAAGATTTTATAGCATTTTGAATATATATCAAACAAACTTTATAAATTAAATCTTTGTAAGCTCTAGCCTGGTCTTTTATATGTTGTTCATTTTCATCAGAATAGCCAACTATTTTTTCAGTTAATTGTTTAGCCCAAAACTCGGGGGGATGGCCTCCAAAATTTGTTGTTGCTATTTCTACCACTCCAAGCTCTGGCAATCCACCAGGCGTTAACTTATCTACCATTTTTTAGGCTCCCTTAAATGCTCATCATTTCTACCAATTAAAGTTGGTTCAAACTGATGTTTGTTTGTAATTTTTTCGCTAGATTTTTTTGCAATTAATTTATTTTTTTCTTGAACTACAATCATTGGATCATCTAAACGATGATAGCCATATAACTTTTCATCATCAGGAACGTTCGTATCTAATAATCCGCTAGATCCTGCAATACCAATTTGTATACCCAAATCGCTTGCTTTGGCTAACCAATACTCTACACATGCTCTTCCAGATTCTGCAAAGTGTAAATTTCCTTTATAGCTAAAATCTACACCATACATATTTATCTGGCCTACATTATTCCAAACAGCAAAAGCTACTGCATAAGCAACTGTATTATTTAGATAGTGACAATTTAAAGAGGCTAAAACTTCGTTAATTGGATATTCTACTAAGTTATCGCAACGCTCGTCTAGCTCGCAAGTGTAGATAGGTTTATTGCCATTTTCTAAAACATCAAGCATTCCACTTGTTTGATTTCCTGCATTCTCAGTATCATAAAAACGACTAGCAGGATCCATCATAAAAACTCTATCGTGGAATATAACAGATGCTACTGAATTAATAGCCCAAACCTCATCAAAATAAGTGCCGTGTGATTTTGCTAAATTGTAATCAAACCAACTGTTTCCTAAAGCTACAATAGCTACGGTAGCGCCTTTTAGCTCTTGAATTGGCTCCATATCTTCTCCATTTTAAATTTAACTAATTTGACTTCTTAAAGAATCATATCTGTATTCGTCTTTTCTGCCTCTTGCTTCCGCTAAATTTTTTAATCTAGCCACCTCTTGATTAAATCTAGTTTCGTATAAAGTAATTAGCTCTGGCTCACCTTTCATAAATGTGTAGGCTTCAATTAAACTACCGTAAAGCAAAGCATTTTTTGCATTTTGAGAAAGCCAAGTACCTGTTGTTGAAGAAGTTAAGCTTGATGGCTTATATAGATAATGTAGCTCAACCGAATAATCAGCATCTGGGACTGGAGAAACAATTAAAGTAGATCCATTACTAGAAGCCGTAGAAAGTTCTTTATCAAAATCTGCATAATATAAAGGCCTTCCTCTTTCTGAGCTTGTTGAAGCATCGTTAGAATACTCCCGCATAAAACTAGGATGTTTTTTATCTAGATAATGATAATCGCTGCTGCTGTCTATAATAGCTAAAGAAAAACTCATTTTAAAATCAGACGGAGCTGTTAAGTAAGTATTTCCAGTTGTTAAATTTCCTGTTACGTTTTTTCTAAAAAAATCAAATTGAATTAACTCAAAAAGTCTTTCCTCTGCAATTTCAATCATATCGTTTAACGTAGCAACAAAAGTTGTTTCGTCGTTTTCAACGTAATTTTGTATAAGAGTTTTTAGTTCGGTTAAAGTCATACTGTTATTGTAACTGCTCCAACACTTGCTGTCATTTCAGTTACTGTAAAATTTGATCCAACGTTTGCTGGGTTCATAAAATTATTATCCACGACAACTATAAACCCTTCACCTAATTCTTTGTCATTATTTGGTCTTGGGTCATATAAAGCTTGAGGATCTGAAGGTGCGGTATGCGGGTTTAATTGCGGATGTTTAGATTCAAAACATTCTGGGCAAGTTTTTAAACCATTCCATTCTTTTTTAAGGTCTAGTAATTTATATTGAAAACCACACCTATCGCAAAGAGCGATTGCAAATTTAGCGCTTGCGTAAGCCATTTTATAATCCTGCTATATAAGGTCTAATTCTAAAAGATGCTCTGTCTTCATCTTGAGACATGGCTCTTTGAAATTCTTCTTCATATGATTGTTTTAATAAAGCAGATCTATCTGGAGCTCTTTTCATAGAAATGTAATAAGCCAATCCAGCAGCAAAACAAGGGTAAAATCTAAACGGCATATCCATTGTATTCGTTGCTTTATCTGCATCATCCATTCTTACAATTTTATTAAAAACCAATACGTCTGTAGAGTTTTCTGGGGCTGGCCATACTTTTATAGCTGGCGTTGATAATTTATCAAAAAAGAATTGAGAAGGCCTTGCTTTGGTTGTTTTGTTTGGAATATTAATATATTGGCTTCTGCTCAAGCGATCCATAGAAATATCTGTTTCAGTTGAATTAACAGTACGCCTAACAACCATATCTAATATATCAATTACATTAGAATTTAAAGAATAACTACTTGTTCCTTCTGTAACAGTTTGCGTTGCTTGCTCTATTGTCCATTGGTTTAAACCGCGATTAGCCCACTCAGCTAACATTAAATTGATTGATCTTCTAGCTGTTTTTAGGTCATAACCAGTTCTAAGTTCTAGGCCGCATCTTTCAAATGCTTCCTCTACAAACTCAGCTACGTTTGGCTCAAAATCTGTACTGCTTGACGTTGCCATTATTTTTTACGCTTTGTTGTTTTAAGACTTTTTTCAATAATTTTTGCTTGTGCAAGATGAGATTTAGAAGCTTTTTTTAATGCACTAACTAATTTTCTTTTTTGTGCAACTGTTAGTTCTGCCATTATTCCTCCGTATCGTTATACAAGTTATCAAAAACTCTATTGACATCTAAGGTATAGTCTAAATCAGATTTTGAATAATGTATATGTGCAGATGGCCTAAAGTCTGGAGCACCGCTACCTGTTTCAAACCAAGCTGGGTGCGTTACCCTAACTCTATTGTTAGGCAAAGCAACAATATTTCCTGTCCATTTACCTGCATCTAACAATTCTAGTACGTGACTTTGTTTATGTTGGGCGGGATCATCTGCTATTTCATTTTCGGCATAATCTACTGTAAACATGTATTTAGCAGGAAAAAATTGACCATCTATCTTTGCCATCCAAGGACATGGTGTTGCTCTATCAATTACATAAACTGCATGTGTATGCGAAGAACAATCCCAAGGTTGAGCATCATGGACAGCCATTGGTTCTGGCCACTCTTCAAAAGGAGTATCCCCAACCAAAGCTGTAATAGGCATACGAGCCCACATAGCTCCACCGTGAACTGTGTCTTCTGGTTCTCCTTCCGCTTCTATACCTGTAAAAATCATTTGAAAACTTAAACACCTGCAAGGCATGGTCGTAACGCCAACTGCCATAGCGTGCAGAAATTCACCATGATATTTACCGTGGTTATGGGTGTACTCTCTCCTTACCCAGCATTTAAAATGGGGTATATTGCTATACAAATAAGGCACTATTTACTTGCCTTTCCGCCCTTTTTGTACCCCTTGGATTTCATTGGGCCGCCATTACGCATACCCTTAGATTTCATTAGACCGCCGTTACGCATACCTTTGGTTTTTTTCTTTTCTGCAACTCCGCCATATTGCATTTTCACGCCTTTTTTTGCGGGTTTTTTAGATTTTCCACCATTTGCATACATTTTGCTAGTTTTTCTAAACATTATTACTCCTAATATTCTTTAGTTTTTTTTCTTCGATTGTTCATTACTTTACCACAACCTCTTGCTATATAAATACTTATAGGACCGCCTTTTGCTTTTTTTGTCCTACCATCTTTCCAGCTAATTCTTTTAGAGCTGGTTTTCTTTTTGGCTGCTGATGTACATTGAGCTTTTGTTGGTCTACAGGCAGGATAACTTCTGCGTTTTTCACCTTTTTTTCTACCGCAAGGCTTACCTGTTTTACAGTCCACCCATCCTGTACCATCATTTTTAGAAAACCAATCTCTAAGTGTTTCTTTTTTAGCCATTAGCTTAATTTGGTTTTTGTTCTTTTGCCTGGAAGTATATTTTTAAAACCTCTTGCTTTAACAAATGTTACTTCGCCACCAGCTGATTTTTTTGTTCTTTTCTTGCTATTGCCGTAATTAGCTGCGCCAACTTTTCTGCATTGGACTAATCTGCCACTAGCATATGCGCTAGGCCAAACTTCCGCACTACGCTTTACTTTATGATAACAAGCATCTTTTTTTCCACTAGCCATTTAACATTTCCACCTTCGTCTTGCTTGACGTATTCTTGAATTAGGATCATTTCTTGTTTTGGCTGAACTACGTTTAAGTTGTCCAAGCGATCTAGCGCAATATGATTTGCGTCTTTTAGCAGCTTTACTGCCTTTTTTAACTTTGCCTGTTACAGCTGTTTTTAATTTAGATCCAGGGTTAGCTTTACGATAGGCTCTTACACCTTTCGCAGTCATCCCTGCGCCTTTTTTTGTAGGCCTATAGTTAGCTTTCTTACCCTTGGTAGTTCTGCGAATTGGCTTTGCCGCTTTGCGAGCCATTCATTAATAGGTTTTATTCAAAACCAATATTATTGAATAAGTGTCACCACTAGAATGTCCAACGGTTGTTAGATCAATATCTCCAGTAATACCACTACCAGCGTTATTAGGAATGGCACCAAATAAGTCATAATACTCATCTCCTGTAGAGTCAGCAGGTAACCCTGTTAACAAAACATTAGTTGAAGCATCAAACTCAAGGTTAACTCCCATTCCTCTTGTAGCCCAATAAATTCGAGCAACTGAAACTCTAGTACAAGCTTCGCCCAAGCTATTAGCGTTTAAAGCTGATACATCAACTTTTTTTACCGCACTTTCACCTGAACCGTCAGAAACGTTAGTAAATTTCAAGACGGCAATTCTCTCGCCGTCTTGAATTGTTTGAGATGTGACTACATCAGCCATAATTTACCCCTATTAAGATTGGTCGGTAAATGCTGGAGCGTCTGCACCTTCTTGGTTACCCCAAATGTACCAGTTAGTTGAATCTTTAGCTAAGATATTAATTTCAAATAAACCAAAATCAGTTAAAGTAAGAATGGAGTTTGAGTTACCATCAGCGTAAACAGAAACATTATCTGCATTAGAATCTAAATGTATAATTCCACCTAAGAAGAAATTAGTGTCTGAGCCTGTATCAATAATAAGGTTTTCTGTTTCTTCTGCTGCACCACCATAAACAAATTTAAAGTAAACGCCAGCAGAGGGACTTGGTAATGTAAGAGTTCTATTGCCTGAAAGAGCTGGAACTACATTAGTACGGCCACCATTTGCTGTTGCTGTTAGTGTTGTATCTGCGTCAGTTAAAGCTACAGGTGCAACCTTCATACCATCACCATCTAAAGTAAATTCAGTAGTAATAACACCTGTTGTTGAATTTTTTGAAATGACTGTAAAGCCATTCTCAGACCTAACTGGTCCGTTAAAAGTTGAATTTGCCATAATTTCCTCCTACGGAAAAAATCTATCGTCTTGGCTTGTCTGCTAGGTCAGTCGATAGATAGGTTAACAATCCTAGTTATTTGATTGTATATGAATGTATTGATAAATGAAAGAATTAAAGTTCTTGAGGAAAATTTTCTTTAGATTTTAAAATTTCTTTTCTACACTCAAATAAGGCTTGATAAGACTTTTTGATTGCTGGATCTTTGCCAAACTCATCTATCATATCTTTACCAATCATTTCAACCAAAGCAATAACAGTTGTCATTCTACCATCTATATCTTTTATTTTTTGAATGTCTTTTGCTGTCATTGTTGATTCTTTTTTTTGTCTAATATTATAACCATCTAGCCAGTTTTTTACATTAATTAATTTTTTGCTGAAATCAGGATAAGTTTCCCAGTCTCTTATTTCTTCTATATCTCGGCCGCAACCTTGACATCTTTCGTCAAAGGGAGCCATTGACGTTGAGCAACGTCCATTGCAGGGTGAGTTAGCTAGGCTAATACTCATATGTAAACCAGTATTCATATATATACCTCGGTTTACTTAAATTCTACATCAAGAATCACGCTAAAGGTAGCTTTTTGTAGATTTTATTAAAAAAAAAGGGAGCCGAAGCTCCCTTTACCAAAAAAATTTGGATTATATACCTTCAGAAGCGTAAACAGCTCTCCAGTTAGAAAATCCAAATGAGTATCTTTCTCTAGCTTTGTAACGCATGTTACCAGTATCGAAATCGCCTTCTAAGGCTGTAGTCATTGGACTTCTTTGGAAATGTTTAAATCCATCAGGACAGTCTGTTTTTAAGAACCAAGCATCTGTATCAGTTAGATAATGGTTAACAACATATCCTTGAGGGATCATACCCATATTCTTCATAGCATTTACGTCATTGTCAGATGTACCTGGACGGCCATTGCTTTGCAATAGTCTGTCAGCAACGAATTGTAACGCTGGTGGAATAATTAACTTTTGCGCTTGAAGAGCAATTGTCAAATTTCTGTCATCAACTAAAGTTGAAACATTAATAAGAGCATCTTCTAATGAAGTCTCATTCAAGTCGGCATAAGTTGAAGGTCTGTTACTGGAAGTTCCACCGCCACCGAGAGGGTGAGCGTTAGAAACGAGAGGTTGCCCATCTCCACCAGTAAAGCTACTATCGAACGCATTGTTCAATGTTGCAGCAGCTTTAACCTGTTTGGTATTCGCCATAGATCTAGCCAAGGCTTTTGTATACCTTGAACCAAGTCTATCGTAAAGATTATCTTCAACTGCTTCTTCTGTAAGTGCAAAAGCTAAAGCAACAGTTTCGTGGCTGTAACGAGAAGTATAACCTTCAGTAGCGCTATCAAACGATACCCCAGCTCCTTCTTGTTTTGTTTGGGCATTCCCAAAGCCAACGATCATTACTTCTTCTTCAAACGCTCTGTCGGAAGACTCAGTTTCGTAAATTTCTTCGTGTTCAGAATCATAACGAGCATATTCCATCCCAAAAAGGGCATTCAATCCTGGTTCTAATTCTTTCGCTAATTGAGCTCTATTTATAGCCATGATTTACTCCTATTATGCTAGACCTGCGCCTTTTTGACCGCAGATATGATTTTGAATAACAACTAAAACATTTGTGTTCGCCGAAGCAATATCTGAATTATCAGGATCTTCTGATATATCAATTGCTTTAAGCGGTAACCCAGCTGTTGTAGCACCCGTTGTGACGTCTAATTCCGCACCTGAAAGTCCTGACTGAGTGCTTGAACTGTTTGTATAAACAATATCAAAATTTCCGAATAGATCAGCTATTGGGAAAGTGTCATCAGCTTGGATTTCAAATACAACATTAGGATCGTCCACTATAAAAGCGATAATATCCGAAGCATTTGTGCTTGCTGGATAATATGCGCTAAATACTTGCTCGCCCGAAGTAGGATCGGTGTACTGACATCCCATAAAAACTCCCACAATAGGAACAGTTCCGCCGTCAGCGTGTATTTCTACAGTACCACCAGTAACTTGCATTACCATGTCTCCTGTATAAATAGCTGTTCCGTAATTTGCAGCAATTCTATAGCGACTAGTACCACCAGTCCAAGGTGAGCCACCCATCATTTTGACAGGCCTCATACCAAATGAAGCATCTTTATTTGCCATTTTATTTACCTTTAATTAAAAATTACGTTTAGTGAGAAAAAAATTAACTTCTTTTACCACCGCCAAAAGTTACGCTTGAGGTTCTCTGAGGTTTTAACATCGGAGAACTTGGATCAGATTCCTTCATCAAATCATTATCAATCGCATCTTGTTGCGATTTTGCACGGTCAGCAAAGTAGGCGTTTCTTTCTTCGCGTGTTTCATTTGGAATCTTAGCCAAAAGCAAACCACCCACAGATACAACACCAGCGTGCTTTCCATCATCAATCGAGGGAAGTTCAAAGTCTCCAATCTCTTCAATTCGCACTAGGTCGAAACCTTCGCGCAATCTAGACATTACATTCTTTTTATCCTCTTGACCGACAACTTCGGCTCTTATCCACCTGTAAGTATAGCCTTCAGGTGATGGTGGTGTCTCCAACATAGATGGGGGACGCCAGGGTTTGCGAGCAGTATCTTTAGCTCGGGTTTCAGCAGAGCGCGGAGCTCTGTTATTTGTTTTTTTATCTTCAGTCATATTGATTACCTTTTAATATGCTTTGCGTATTCTTGAACTGGTACATTTAAACGACGAGCCATTTCGACTTCACTTTTGGTTAGTCTGACTCCTCGTTTTTTACCAGAACTGCTTGATCTTCCAGCAGGTGCAACTGTTTGTTGCATTTTTGCTTGACTCTTAGCTTGTCCACCATCGCTAAACTTATGTGGAAACTCTGTTCTAATACGTTTATCTATCTCATCATAGTACATTGTATCGGAAGGATCAAATCCTTCTTCTTCAATTAATTTTTGATGAATGTTAAAAGCGGCTAAAGTCATTATTTCGTCTTGGCCAAACCACTCGTTTTTTTCTGCCCAACTCTCGGCTGCGGGGTCTGCTTGCGGAGCTGGAGTTTGAACTTGTTGTTGAAATGCTTGTTGATTTAGATCTTGTTGATATACAGGCTGTCTTTCAATTTGCATTCTGTTATTAGCTAACTTACTTTCTTCAACAGTAATCTTGTCAAGAATTTCTTGGGCTTTTGTCACCTTATCCCAGTCTTGTTCTTGATAAGCACCCTTCAAAACTGAGTTGGCTTGAGCTCTTTGAGATTTTAATCTGTTTTCAGCTTCACCATAATAGCTTTGGTTTAATTGAGACGTGTTGGTTTTTAAATTTTCATTTTCAGCTTGTAAGTTTTTTGCATACTCGTAAGCAGATTGAGCTGCACGCTCTTGCTCACGCATTTTTTTAGTTAAAGTAGCAATACGTTTTTGAACACCTTTTGAATAGTTTTCTAGTTCGTCCTGCTCTTCATCTTTTTTTGTTTCTTCGTCAGAAACATTTTCAATTGCGGCATCTGCTTCCTTTTGTTCTTCTTCAGAAACTTCCAGTTCTACAAATTCGCCTTCTTCAATCTGCTCTTCTGAAGCTTGATTGTTTTCTTCTTCTAGCATGAGTCCTCCTCACGTTTACAGCGTGACAATATCATCGGGATCTTGAATCGTCGCGATAACCTCGTCATCGTTAATAATACGGCATTCTGCATCATCGCCTAACTTAAAGCGAGCTCCAGCATACCGACCAATTAGCACCCATTGCTTCTCTTCACACCAAGGTGTGTCTCCAAACTTGTCTTTATCTTTATAGCAGAGCGGACCCATTTTTATAACATAGGCCACAACCGAGGCCAAAGCCTCTCTGTCTACAGATTCTTTTGTTAATACAATTCCGCCTTTAGAAACACCTCTGCCTCTGTAGGGAAGAATTAACATGCGCCATCCAGAAGGATTGGGCATTCTTTCGATAAGAGTTTTGTCTACCAAAGTAGGATCAAGCACTCTTTGTTCTGCGCTGACAAAAGCTTTGTCAACTTCAGAATCGCTTTCTTGTTTTTTGTTTTCAGCTACGTCTTTATCTTTTTCTAATTCAGCAGCTATATGGTCAGGAACCAGCACTTTGTTCTTCGTCATTTTGTTCTATCCTCTCTAGCAACTCCCTAAGTTCTTCTTCTACGTCAACGAGGGAATTGTAACGCCCACGTAGATATTGATAATCTTCAAAAGATTGCACCCCATTGAGTATCTGACTCTGGGTGTCTTCTTTCTTCTCCTTTAGCCGCTTTTGTAATTGGTCAGCTACCCAAATGGTTGACATTAATAAATGCCAGAAAACTTACCGCCGAACTCGGCTGCTCCCATACCTCGAGCTTTGCCCTTACCCATTCCAGGTTTAGAGCTAGCATCTGCTGAAAAAGTTCCTGTCTTTGATTTAGACGGAACAGATCCTTTGTTGCCATATGAAAGTTTGTTTTTTGTTACTTTAATATTTTTAGCCATTTTTTTATCCAAATTGATCGAACTGTTTTAATCCAATATCAATTAATTTTAGTTCTTTTTGTTGGTCAAGTCTATCTTGAGTTGTTTCGTCTTTCATTCTAGCAATATCTCGCTGAGCGTCAATACGTTCTCGATCTATTTGATCTTGTCGATTTTGTTCTTGAGCGCGCATTTCTTCTTTCATTTGAAACTGTTCTTTGTCTTGTTGCAACTCTTGACCTTTGAGTGCTAGCTCTTGTTTTCTAATTGCAACCAACGGATCTTCTTGCGGCGGAGTTGCCACTTGTTGAGCAAACTGAGTCATTAGGTCCGTCATTATAGGCGAGCTAAATTGAGCCAATATATCGTTGGCTTGTTGATTAAGCGCCGCCGCGTCAACAGGTGTGGATTGTTGGGCTTGTTGCTGCAATTGTTGATATTGTTGCATGGCCTCGGGCGGCATCTGTTGTTGCGCGATCATATCAGCTTTCATTTGTAAATGCTGCATGATATGCGAATGTATGTTGGCTTGAATCTGAGCGTTCATTTGAACTGGCTGCATGTTCAACAAGTTAACGTGAGATGCAATATGTGCATCATGGTTTTGTTGAATAAATGCTTGCGCTGTTCCGCCCATTAACAAGGTGCTGTTTTCCATTCCAGATTCAATTGGTTTGGGTTGAGTGTCTGGTGGTGGGGTTAATAAAGAATCAATATTGTCAGTTCCTAACGCAGCATACATCCTGCGATAAGCTTCATGAATACCATTTGGTCCATGAATTTGCGGATTGGATTGAACCAACTGCATCATTTCTTGAGCCATTACAATTCTTTGGCTGGTAGAAAATATATCTGGATTAGAAACAGGAAATACATCTACCCTTTCGTCAAAGTCAGCTTGCTTAATTTCCATTTGACCGCCAGAAACGGAATATGGATAAACAGGCGGTAAACTTTTTGCAAAGATTTTAGCCAATAAATTAAATTCTTTCTTTTGACCTGCATGCAATCGTTTATGAATTGCAGATAAAACTTTGGTTGATTTTTCCAACAAAGCAATCGTAGTTCCTACAGGTGCTTGCGAGTTACCTTCGCCTATATTAATTTCTGCAATAGAGGCAAATCTTTGGCCGCTTTGAACCAATAGACCTAACAAGGATAGCAAAGTTTGGCTTGGTTCTTTAAATGGCAAAGGTTGAATCGCATCTCGTAAAGATCCTGCGGGTGCATCCACGTCTCTAAACTCTCCTGGTTGAATTGGAGAATCTTCATCTCTAATTCTTATACCTCTGGTTTTAAAACCAGCTGGCAAGTTAGCCAAAGTCCCAGCATCAATTAATTGTCTAACAATTGACGTTGAGGCTTTGGATAAACCACCAATCATATGAGTTAAACCAAAGCCATAAAATCCTAAACCTGGCAAGAATTTAAAGTGTACGAAAAATTCAATTTTATTTTTCATCGGATCTTCTTCTTCAAAGTTCCTGCGAATAGATAAAATGTTTTCGCTGTTATTATCAATCGTTACAATATATGGCAACTTAACCTCTGTAAACTCGCCATTTTCATCGGTATCTTCAAACCCTTCAAGATCTAAATTACAATGAATTTCATACAAATGACAAACTTCGCCTGTATCGTAAGATGGCTCAACGCCACTTAATTTATCTTTTTCAGAATCTACGCTAGAACTATTGGTTAAATCGTCGCCACCCTCTACTTTAACGTTTCTGTAAAAACCAATTGCTTGAAGTTTTTTAACTTCATTTTCTGGCATCTTAATTACGTGAGTAATTCTTGGGCAAGATTCTAAATCGGTTGCGTAGTAAGGAACAATTAAATCTTCGGGTGCAACAAATTTAGAAACAGCTCTTTGCAAAGTTTCATCATAATAAACCTTCTTAAAAGCAGAACCTGCTAACGGCAAATAAAACAACATTTGATCTAGGTCTTCGTCGTACTCCTCCATCACGTGAGTTATTTGATAGTTCATAAACTCACGCACACGTTGAGCCTGTTCTTCTATTGCTGAATTGTATTCACCAACAACTTGAGTTTTGACTGGCCCTTGAGCTGGAAGCAATTCTTTATAAGCCTGCGCTTGGAATTGAGTTACAGATTCTCCAAGCAACGGATGAATAACGCCACTTGCGCCCTCAAAAGGCTCAGACCTAGCATCATCAAATTTCATACCTAAATATTTTAAGCCATCGGTATAAGTTTTTTCCCAATCTTCTCTGGCTGATTTATCGTTTTCAACCGCAGTAGTTAATTCAATATAAATTTTATCGAGCTCAGAATCAGAAACAACTTCGGCTAAGTTTTCGCTAAAGCCAACGTCTTCCATTTCTTCTTCGCCACCCAAAATAACTGAACCGTCCTCTTGATACTGAACCCCTTCTTCGTCCAAACCCTCTAAGATTTCAATAATTTCATTATCAATATCTTCGGTTGACCGTTCAGTTGTCATAT